CAGACAGGATGATATGGCTAATGCAGCCTCTCCTGCTGGTGGACCTAACACAGTTATACAGGGAGCAAACTAATGTCAAAAGTAAAAAATCCGTCTACCTCAGATGTTAAACAAGGACATAAACGTAAAGGAGGAGGTTCAAAACCTCATTCTTCCAGAGGTCGTATTGGAACAGCAACTATTAAAAAGAATGTAGATGCAGCAGCACGACGAGCCAATGAGCGTTCAGCGGCTGCTGTGATAGGAAAAAATAAACCTGTTCCCCGTCCTAAGAAAAAACCTGCACCTCCTAAAGTGCCAACTATTAAAGCAAAGGGAGAAATGAAACGCCGTCCGACTATGGAAGAACAACTAAAAGCTGCTGGTGTAGGGATTGATTATACACAGATGAATGTTGGCGGATTAATTGGTGGTCAAAAAAAATTAGATGCTAATAAAGATGGTAAGATTAGTGGTGCTGATTTTGAAATGATGGGTGCCAATAGAAAAAAATATGGTGGTAAGATATCTTACAAAATGGCTGGTGGTCAGGTTGTAGATTCTAGCTATGATTAATCGTTCCAGTATTAGGCAACAAGTTACTAAAGCTCCCAAGAAACGTAAGCCTAAAATTAGTAAACGATTAAAAAAAAGAAATACAAAAAGGAGAAAATAAATGGTTGGACCTCACACATTAATTAAACGTCCTCATAATCTTAATGAGATTGTAGGTCGTCCTACTGGACAAGGCTATGGTGCTGCACGTAAAGGACCGCAAGTTCAGGGACCGCCACAGGATGTTGTAGTTGATGAAGACTACGAGCAAGGCAAATCTTTTAAAGTAGAAGACTAATTTTTATTAGGAGATAAAAGATGTCTGCTATTAAAAAATATCTTATAAAAAAATTAGCTGTTAAAGCTGGATATTCTCCAGAAGAATTACCTATGTCTGTTTCTGATGATGCTTTAAATAAACGATTACCAAGCATACAGTTACCGGGAGGACCGTTTTCAATAGGACAAATGCCCAGACTAACTCGAACTGATTTAGAGCCAACTCCTTTATCAGTTCGTAAAGATCCATTAAAAAAAGTAAAACCTAAAAAATCTTCTATTACAAAAAAACCTATAGTAGGAAAAAGTTCTCTTCCAAAAAATGTTGTTTCTATACGTCGTGATGATAAAGGCGATGTTCAAATTATTACTAAAGACATGGTTGAATTAACTTCTAGTGGACAACCAAAACGAAATAAATCTGGTGAGTTAATTTTTAAAACACCTGAAAAACAAAAAACTAAAACTAAACCAAAAGTAACTAGATCTCCTGAAGAAAATAGAATACTACAAGAAAAAATACTAGATAAAATTTTAGAAAATCCTTTAGCTACTATAAAACGTCAACGAGTAGAATCAAGTGATGATGTTATAGATATACCAACAGGCATGTCTATAGAAGAAGCAAGAAAAAAATTAGCTGATGTTCCTGCTGAAGTAACATCAGGAAAAACTATAGTTGGTAGAGTTGGTAAACTTTCTCCTACAACTATTGGAAGATCTAAAGCTGTTGATTTAAAAAGTGCTAAAGCAAAAAAACTTGTAAGACTTATGAATAAACTAGAAGAAGCTGAGTTAAAAGGAACAGATACAGAAGAAATAACTAAAATAAGAAAACAACTTGGATTAATACCAGTTGTTAAAAAAGATGGAGAACTTACTTTAATGCCATCTTTACTTAAAGAACCAATAGAAGAAAAAATTAATAGAATAACAAATAAAGAAGATAGAAAAGCATTAAGAGAAATATTTAAAACAAAAAAAATTGTTAAAGGAAAGGCTCCTGCTAAACAACCAAGAGATGAAGAAAGCCAGCTACCTAATATTGTTGGTCAAGCGTCAGATCCTAAATCTCCAGTAACTAAATTAGATATTCAAGCTGATCCCGGCCTCCCTGAAAAAGAAGATCAAGAGTTTTTTATGGATAAAGTTCAAGATTATCTTGATCAAGGCGATGATTTAAAAACTGCTAGAAAAAGAGCAGGAAACGATCTTGGAGAAAGAAAACTATCTGAGGAGTTAACTGGAGATCAGCTTAGAGATTTATTAGGTGAAGGTGTTTTAGAAACAGATCTTGGTGAAATAACAGATTCTGAAGCAACAAAAATGTTAGAAAGAGCTTTTGAAGAAGGATTGACAAAAAAGAAAGCCGGTGGGCAAATAGGCAAACCCAAACGTAAGATTAAAAAGTCAGTACGTGGTAATGATCTTGTAGCAATGATGTATGATTAATTATGGAAAGGTTTGCAGAATATAATAGAGGACTGCTAGATCAAAGAGGTCCGGTTAATCAATCTCAGTTGATGTATCCAGCTTTTCAAGATCCTTATTCTCCTGTAACACAATCTGCTTTAGATGTAGGCCGTGTTACAGTAGGTATGGAAAATCCTTTGGGAGACTATGGTAGAGAGCAACTTGGTCCTGAAGCTGTTGACAATATTGTAACTGCTATAGAGGCTGGAGGAATTGGATCTTTATTATATAAGGGTGGTAAAGGTGCTGTTAATGTTAGTCGTAAGTTTACACCAAAAGGACGTAAGAAAGCAAAACAAGCATTAGATAAAGCTAAAAATAAACAAGCAACTAAAGCTATTGTAAGACAGCTTGGTACATTTGGGGCTAAACGCATGGGACTAGCAGGTTTAGCAGCAGGACTAGGAGCAGCATTTCCCCCAACACTTGCTGTATCAGGTCCGGTTATAGCAGGTCTTAGTATAGCAGATTTATTAGCAGATAAAAGTATAAGAGGCATGTTACCTGAACTTGCAACTAAAGAAGGTCTTAAAGAAATGCCATCTGCTTTAGAAAGAGAGACTGCACAGAGAGGGGCAGCTAAACAGAGAACATCTGGTCTTACGTCCTTACTTGAAGCTAGAATAAAACCATAGGAATAGTTATGGCAGTAAAGAAAAAAAGAAAGCCCAGTAACATGAAGGGCATTACTATTGGTAGAGGCATGAAGCGTCCTACCAAGTCTGGTGCTGGTATGACTAAAAAAGGTGTAGCTAAATACCGTAGACAGAACCCCGGTTCTAAGTTAAAAACTGCGGTAACTGAAAAGAAACCTACAGGTAAACGTGCAGCAAGGCGTAAGTCTTATTGCGCCAGATCTGCTGGACAAATGAAAAAGTTTCCAAAGGCTGCTAAGAATCCTAATAGCAGACTAAGACAAGCTCGTAAACGATGGAGGTGTTAAAGAGTTTTGACGTATTTAAGTTCTAATATCCCACATTTTAAATGTTGGGTGCGTAAAGAGTATACTTATAATCACGAACAATATGAAGGAGAATATCTACATGCATTAGCAATAGCTGTAAATACAATACCAGATAGATGTTTAAGTTTTAATATTGTGTTTACAGGTTGTGATGAAGATGAAAATATACATGGTGGTGCGATGTGGGCCAGAATGCCAATCACTGCATTAATTGCAGACAATAGATTGGATGAATGGCCGGAAAGAATGCCAACACACTTAGCCCAACCGTGGGATTGTTCATCAAGAAATCATGCATTAATTGTAATGGATAGAGTATCTTCAAGTCCGTGGCTTTGTAAAATAGATGGAGAATTTTATACTGGTCGTTATATGTTTACAATAGATTATACAGATAGTCATATATCAGATGATCCAGCACAACATAAACAATCACATGTATTAGAACTTTTAGATGCAGATGAATATACAGGTAATATTGTAGCATTGCCTAATAATAGAGTTAGAATAACTAATCCTGCTTTGTGGGAAGCTGGCGAAGGCGCACCAGATTTTGTTCCAAGTCAATATATTCATTCAGCAGAAATAGACGATAGTTACATGGACCCTAATGTAACATTTAATAATCTTTATGCAGAGGAGAAAAAAAATGGCAGTAAAAAGAAAAACAAAAGGAAGAAGTAAAGTAAAAAAAATGGCTGGTGGCGGTCGTATGAAAACTAAGTACCGTGCTAAAGGCGGTGCTATGAAAACCAAATACCGTGCTAAAGGTGGTGCTATGAAAACCAAGTATCGTTCCCGTGGTGGCCGCACTAAGTAATGTCTAAAAAAAGTGATCCTAAAGTTGGTACTGGTAAAAAACCTAAAGGTTCTGGTCGAAGACTTTATACTGATGAAAATCCAAAAGATACCGTTGGTATAAAGTTTGCTACTCCAGCAGATGCTAGAGCAACAGTAGCAAAGGTTAAACGAATAAATAAACCTTATGCTCGTAAGATACAAATACTAACTGTAGGAGAACAACGTGCTAAAGTTATGGGTAAAAGTCAGGTAGCTTCTATATTTAAAAAAGGTAAGGAAGCTATTAGAAAAGCAAGAGGTACAAATGGCAGTCGTAAGAAAACGTAAAACTAAATCAAAAAGCAAATCACCTACACCAAAAAATAAAGCTTTATATTCAAGAGTAAAGTCTGAAGCTAAACGTAAATTTGATGTGTATCCTAGTGCATATGCTAATGCTTGGTTAGTTAAAACATATAAGAAGCGTGGCGGCACTTACGTATGAGCCTGAAAGAATGGTTTGGAAAAGGCCCAAAAGGAGATTGGGTGGACATTGGTGCGCCCAAGAAAAAGGGTAAGTTCCAAGCCTGTGGTCGTACATCTACTAAATCTAAAAAAAGAAAATATCCAAAATGTGTGCCACGATCTAAAGCTAAATCAATGACTGCTGCACAAAGAAAAAGTGCAGTAACTAGAAAAAGAGCAAAACCACAAGGAGTTCGTGGTAAACCTACAAACGTAAAAACATTTACTAAAAAGAAAAAAACAGTTAGAAAAAGAGTTAAAAAATGAATGAAACAGAAAAATGTTTAGAATGTGATTGCTGTTGTCATTGTGACAAAGAAGGTTGTGAATGTGGTTGTAAATCTTGTAATCATTCTGCATGGGGTGAAGCTACGGTGGATATGGAATAATGGCAGTATCAGGTACATATGATTTTAACCTTGATATAGATGAGGTTATACAAGAAGCAATGGAAATGATTGGGGGTGAAAGCACTCTTGGTCATGAACCTGCTTCTGCACGTAGATCAGTTAATCTTATGCTTAAAGATTGGCAGAATAGAGGTATACTTCTTTGGAGTACTTCTGTTTCTAGTGTAACTGTAGCTGCAAGCACCACAACTTATTCTCTTGCATCTTCTACTATAGATGCTTTGGAAGTAGTATTAAATAGAGATAGTACTGATCTACAACTACAACGTATTTCCCCGGAAGAGTATCTTCTTATTCCTAATAAAACACAAACAGGCCGTCCCAGTCAATACTCACTTCGGAAAGAACGTGATAATCCTGTATTATCTCTTTGGCCTCTTCCTGATAATTCTACAGATGTATTAAAGATAGAAATTATTTCTGAACTTCAAGATGTTAATAAATCAGCAATACAAAATGCAGATATACATAAAAGTTTTCTTCCTTGTTTAACATGTGGTCTGGCATATAATATGTCTATGAAAAGACCTAATGTTCCAATGGAACGAATTAACATGTTAAAAGTTAATTATGAAGAAAAATTAGCATTAGCAATGTTATCAAATAGAGAACGAGCAGTTATGAAAGTTGTTCCTAGATTGAGGTATGTCTAGTGGCTAGTAATAAAAATGCACTAGCTATGTGCGATACATGTGGGTTTGTCTATCCACATCGTATTATGAGAATGAACAGTTATGGGATGCTGGTATGCCCGGAAGACTTTGAAGGACAGTTTGATCTGAAGAACCATCCTCAAAATCATGTGCCTGATGTAAGGGATAATCCAGCTATTCTTAATCCTCGTCCCGATACAGGTGGGCGTAATCTTACGTGGAGTCAGGCTAGTACCGCATGGGGATCAACAGATAAGTATTGGAATCTAATATGAGCGATTTAACAAGTCAACTAATATCAAATACATATAAACAGATTATACTTGTTAGTTCTTCAACTAGCAATGCTGGTGTAAATACTTCCCTGAAAGCGGTGCAGACAGGCGACGGAACTAACACTGCCCTGAAGGTAGCTACCAATGCAGTACAGATCACTGGTGCATTAGGTGTAGGCGGTGACGTATCTCTTGATGACAATCTTCATGTAGATGATAAAGTATGTGCAAGTGCTTTCTATGGTGATGGTTCAAATCTTAGTGGTGTGACTGCAACGATTGCTGGTAACATATCAGTAAGCAATGCTACGGTGGGTGGTAATCTCTATGTGGGCGGTACTGCCACAGTTGCAGGTGCGGCACACCTACAGTCAAGCCTATCCGTTGCAGGTGCTGCACAGTTTGCCAGTACGGTTACTGTAGTTGGTGCAGCACAATTTCAAAGCACTGTAACTGCTGTTGGTGCAGCTACTTTTAAATCTACAGTTACAGTAGAAAATGTAGCGGCCCTGAAGAATAACGTAACAGTTGGTGGTACATTTAATGTAGCTGGTGCTGCTGGATTTACTTCCAAGTCCACCTTTAGCAATGATGTATCAGTCAGTGGCCGTCTTGATGTAGCAACATCAGCTTCTATTGGTGGTGTTTTAGATGTTACAGGCATTGCTAACTTTGCTGATAATGTATCGGTAAGTGGTAATTTAAATGTAGTTGGTAACGTAACTGCTGCATTCTTATATGGCGATGGTTCTAATCTTACAAACGTGGAAGCTGAACTTAATGTTGCTACAAATATTTCTGTATCGGGTTATATTAATGTTGGTGGCAGTGTATCGGTTAGCGGTCCCTTTAATGTTGTTGGTGCTGCTACATTTAAAGATGATGTATCGGTAAGCGGTAACTCAAACTTTGGTGGAACTGTAACAGTAGGTGGTGCAGTAAGTCTTGCATCAACTCTTAGTGTAGGTGGCGCAGCTAACTTTGCAAGCACAGTTACAGTAGTAGGTGCCGGTACATTTAAGGATGATGTATCTGTATCCGGTAATACTGTACTTGGAGGTACTCTCAGAGTTGCTGGAGCAACATCGCTGGAAGGTGCTGTTGATCTAAACAGTACTCTTACTGTAGCAGGAGCAGTATCGCTTGCATCAACATTAAGTGTTGGTGGTGCAGCAAACTTTGCAAGCACAGTAACTATAGCCGGTGCTAATGTTCAGGCAGCAAATGCAAGAGTATGTGCAAGTGCTTATTATGGAGATGGTTCTAATTTAACAGGTATTTCAGCAGATATAAGTGGAAATATTTCTGTTAACAATGCTACGATTGGTGGTAATCTACATGTTGGTGGAACAGTAACTGCTGTTGGAGCGGCTACATTTAAAGATGATGTATCAGTAAGTGGTAATACTAATCTTGGTGGAACCGTAACAGTAGGTGGCGCAGTATCATTAGCTTCTACACTATCAGTAGGCGGTGCGGCCAACTTTGGTTCAACGGTAACTGTAGCAGGGGCTGTATCTCTGGCATCAACTCTTAGCGTAGGCGGGGCAACTAATCTGGCAAGCACTGTTACTGTAGTGGGTGCTGGTACATTTAAAGATAGTGTATCGGTATCGGGTAATGTCAACATAGGCGGTACAGTTACTATAGGTGGTGCCGGTACATTTAAAGATAGTGTATCAGTATCAGGTAATGTTAATATAGGCGGAACTGTAACGATAGGTGGAGCAGTGTCTCTGGCTTCTACACTATCAGTAGGAGGGGCAGCACACTTTGCAAGCACAGTTACAGTAGCCGGTGCAGCAATTTTTGAAGATGCAGTATCAGTATCTGGTGCAGTAAATATAGCTGGTAATACTTCTATTGGTGGTACACTTATAACCACAGGCAAAGCAGAGTTTGAAGATGATGTATCTGTAAGCGGTAACACTGTGCTTGGCGGTACATTAAGAGTTGCTGGAGCAACATCATTGGAAGGAGCAGTTGATCTTAATAGCACACTTACTGTGGCAGGAGCAGTATCACTTGCTTCTACTCTTAGTGTTGGGGGTGCTGCAAACTTTTTGAGTACAGTTACTATTGCTGGAACAAATGTGCAAGCTGTTAATGCAAGAGTTTGCGCCAGTGCTTACTATGGAGATGGTAGTAATATTACGGGTATATCTGCTGATGTAGGTGGAAATATCTCTGTTAGTAATGTTTTAGCAGGGGGTACTTTAAGAGTTGTGGGGGCAACATCACTGGAGGGTGCAGTTGATCTTAATAGTACACTTACTGTGGCAGGAGCAGTATCACTTGCTTCTACATTATCAGTAGGAGATGCTGCTAACTTTGCATCTACTGTAACTATTGCAGGAGCAGTAAGTCTTGCTTCTACTTTATCTGTAGGGGGTGCTTCAAACTTTGCCAGCACTGTTACAGTAGTAGGTGCAGGAACATTTAAAGATGATGTATCTGTATCAGGAAATACAGTACTTGGCGGAACATTACGAGTTGCAGGAGCAACCTCTCTTGAAGGAGCAGTTGATCTTAACAGTACACTTAGTGTGGCAGGTGCAACACATCTTCAAAGCACAGTCTCAGTAAATGGTGCAGCAGTATTTGGAAGTACCGTAACAGTAGTTGGTGCCGTACACCTTCAAAGCACAGTATCAGTAAATGGAGCAGCAAGACTATCTACTATTGAATTGGGTGCTGCATCAGATACTACTCTTAGCAGAGCAAGTGCTGGTGATGTAAATATTGAGGGTAATATTATTTATCGTGCTGGAGGTACAGATGTTCCGGTAGCAGACGGTGGTACAGGAGCTAGTACGCTTACTGCAAATGGTATTCTTTTTGGAAACGGCACATCAGCTATTGGAGCAACGGCTGTTGGTTCAGATGGACAAGTACTAACATCAAATGGTGCTGGTTCTGCTCCTACGTTCCAAGCTGCCGCCGGTGGTGCAAGTGATATTGATGACTTGAGTGACGGAAAAACATTTAACTCCGGTAAGACTATTGGTCTTGGAACTGGTGCGGCGGCTGCTGTATCAGGCAGTGCAACTCTAACAGCAGTTGGTTACAACGCAGGGAATGATTCTACTTCAGCAATTCTCAGCACCTACCTTGGCTATACTGTCGGTCAAATGGCAACTGGTTCAAGAAACTGTTTTCTTGGCGCTACCATTGCAGATCAACCAAGTCTTGGCACATGCACAGGTACAAATAATACTATTGTAGGTACTGATAATGCAAGGAATTTAACAACTGGTTCTTCTAACGCCTTTTTAGGTATGGCTATAGCTGAAAATATAACGACCGGAGGTACTAATGTAGCCGTTGGTGCCGTTGCTGGTAATGCTCTCACAACTGGTATTGAAAATACTATATTAGGTTACAATGCAGCTAGCGCACTCACAACTGGCGGCAACAATACTATAATAGGTAATGATGCGGCACCAAGCGGTAACACTGTTTCAAACGAGATTACACTGGGCAATGGTTCTATTGCAACTTTACGTTGCCAAGTGCAGACCATTTCTAGTCTTTCAGATCGCCGTGATAAGAAAGATATCGAAGAGCTACCGCTCGGCATTGACTTTATCAACACACTGAAGCCCGTCAAGTTTACTTGGGACATGCGTGATGGTGCCAAGATCGGTCAGCAGGAAGCTGGCTTCATTGCACAGGATTTGGATAAAGCGCAGACTGATGCTGATGCTGAAGATTATCTGAGCCTCGTACTTAAAAACAACCCTGACAAACTAGAAGCCAGCTACGGCAAGTTGGTTCCTGTGCTTGTCAAAGCAGTCCAAGAATTGTCTGCCGAAGTTGCAACTCTTAAAAAGGAAATAGAAAATGGATAACGAAATCACCGCTGAAGAAATCGCACAGCATTACAGTGCAGCAATGGATTCAGTTAATCTTATTAATGCAGTCATCGCTGATCCTGATGCTTACATTAGGGACGAAACTATTCTTCAGCGCAATATTGGTCATCTACAGATTATGGTGGCAAAGGACTACTGGACTGACGAAGATATGACTCCGTTTAATGACGCTATTGCTGTAGACACAACTGAGTTTGATAATCAATTTAATTAAATGTATTATTATATTTCAATAATTATAGTAGCAATTTTGCCTACAGGTGAACCTATTAAAGAGCGTTCTGTAACAGGACCATTTCCTGATATAATAAACTGCACGAACTATGCAAATGTTATTAATCAAATAACAATAGAAGCAAACACACAAATTTTACAATCAGAGTGTAAAGAAAAAGTTAAAAGAAAGGCAGTATAATGGCAAGTACATATACAACAAATCTTCGCCTGACAAAACAAGGAGATGGGGAGAACCCAAACAGTTGGGGAGCCATTCTTAATGATGGCGTTATCAGTCTTGTTGATGATGCCATTGCAGGGTACACCACTGTATCTCTTGGCAGTGCTGCAACTGTAACTTTAACTAATGTTCAGGGTTCTGGTGATCAGGCTCGTTCTGCAATTCTTGAATTTAAAGGAAGTGTTGGTGGAGCGCATGATACAATTAATGTTCTGATACCTAACAACTCTAAAACTTATGTTGTAAAGAACTCTGTCTCTTACAATGATAGCACCGATGCTATTGTTATAAAGGTTGCTGGCAATACAGGAACAACAGTTACAGATGGCTCTACTGCTTTATATGTAACTAACGGAACAACTATTACCCCTGTTACTCAAAATACATTTACTAATCTTACAGCTACAAGCATTACGACTAGTGGTATTACTACAACAAGCTTAACAGGTGTTAGCATTGCAACATCTATACTAGCAGCAACTAGTATTACTGGTACAGCAATAACACTTACAGGCAATGTAACTGCTGCAAACGCTGTGATAAGTGATAAGGTCTGTGCTTCTGCTTTCTTTGGGAGTGGTGCTAACCTAACAGGTATTGCTAGTGGTATGCCCAGAGGATATTTATCTGGTCTTACACTGTCTAATAATAGCAGTGACAGTGAGCATGATATTGACATTGCAGTTGGTGAAGCAAGAGATACTGCTGACGGTGCTGATCTAACTATCTCTTCTACGTTTACTAAACAAATAGATGCAACATGGGCATCTGGTAGTAGTAATGGTGGTATGGCAAGTGGTGTAAGTTTGTCAGCAGATACTTGGTATCATGTTTATCTTGTTGAGTTAGATGCTGGTGGGACTGATGTTGGTTTTGATACAGCAACTAATGCAGCTAACCTTGTAGCAACATCTGGAGTTGCTTCTGCTTACAGACGCATTGGTTCTGTTCTTACAGATAGTAGTAGTAATATTCTTGGGTTTACTCAGTTTGAAGATGAATTTATTTTTGATGCTCAAGTTAATAATGTAAGCGATACTTCACTTGGGACAAGTCGTGTATTACAAACAGTTACTACACCACTTGGTTTTGAAACTAGAGCTATACTTGGTATAATTGCAAAAGTTGTAAGTAGTAATGTACAGATTCAATTTACTGTTACGCATCCAAATGTAACAGATGCTACTCCTTCTCAAGACATTGCAAATAACGCTGGTGAAAATAGTTCTAATGCAAATGGTACATGGGCTGCTGGTACACATATAGTTAGAACTAATACTTCAAGTCAAGTTGCCTTTAGACAAAGCCATTCTTCATCTAATTATATAAATACTAATGGTTATCTTGATCCAAGAGGTAGAGGATAATAAACTAATATGGCAACTAGACTAGCAAAGTTTGAATTTCAACAGGGCTTTCATAGAGAGACTACAGCCTATGCTGAAGGTCAGCGTTGGTTTGATGGTAACTATGTGCGGTTTCGTGCTGGTCGTCCAGAGAACATGCGTGGCTATGAGACAAGAGCTTTAGGCACAACCTTTGATGGTTCGGCCAGAGACTTGCTTACATGGTCAGATTCTGATAGCAAAAAGAGAGCTATCTTTGGTACGCCGGATAAACTATATGCACATGAGGGTGATCAGATATATGATATTACTCCAATAACAACGGCAGTTACTCTTTCTAATGTTTTTGGTACATCTTCTGGAAGTACAAGAGTTTGTTGTTCTGATGCTGGGCATGGCAGGGCTGTAGGTGATTATGTATTGTTTACATCTTCAGCAGCTTTTAATGCTGTAAGTTTACAGGGAAATACATATTCTATTATCTCTGTGGAGAGTGCTAATGTATTTACAATCTCAGTTACTGGAGCAGCAGATGCAACAGAGAGTGACACAGGTGCAGCAACATTTAATTATTATATTCCTACTGGTAACTCTATAGCTGCTGCTGGTCTCGGATATGGTGCTGCTAAGTATCAGGCTACAGTATGTGCATCACAGACAAGAGCATGGAACCAACCAGCATCTGCTGGATCATCTGGTATTGTATTTAATGTTACTCAGTGGAGCTTGGATAACTGGGGAGAAGACGTTGTAGCTAATCGTAAGGGAAGTAATATATTCTATTTTGATAGCGATGCTTCTGCAACACCAACAAGAGCTACATCTGTTACCACTTCCCCCATACAAACTAATTCTATTATTGTATCACCTAATGATAGACATTTAGTTTGTCTTGGAACTAATGAATATGCTGCTGATGCAACAGTAAGTGGTACATTTAATCCTATGTTAGTACGATGGTCAGATCAGGATGACAGAAGTAACTGGGTTCCCTCTGTAAGTTCTACAGCCGGTGAGGTTGTTCTTACAGACGGTACAGAAATAGTTGGCGCAGTTCGCTCTAAGACTGCTATTAACATCTGGACTGATAATTCTTTATGGTTGATGGAGTTTGCAGGGCCACCCTTTACATTTAGATTTACACAGGCCGGTACAAACTGTGGTATGGTAGGACAACATGCTGGTGTAGACTTTAATGGTATTACGTACTGGATGGGATATGATAATTTTCATAAATATACAGGTCAAGTAGAAGATGTAAGATGTACTGTTCGTAGATATATCTTTGATGATATTAATACAGATTACTATACAAAAGTTTTTGCAGGTATTAATTCAGAGTTTAATGAAATTATTTGGTTATATCCTTCTGGTACTAATACCGAATGCAATAAGTATGTAATATATAATCCAGTAGATGATTACTGGATTTATGGTGAAATGATCTTTACAACTTTTGCAGATAAGGAAGTCTTTGGAAATACAATTACAACGGGTGTTACTGCTGCTGGTAATAACATATATAACAATGAACCTGTATCTGTCTTCACAGGTAGTGGTGAAACGCTTCCATCTTTTGTTGAGTCTGGTGACTTTGATATTGATGATGGTAACGCTATCATGTTTATGAATAAAATTATTCCTGACTATGATCTATCTGGTGGTAAGATTAAAATGAAATTTACAACCAAGCAGTATCCTGAAAGTACTGAATCAGTAACAAAAGAATTTGATATTACAAATACAACAGAGAAAGTAAACTTTAGAAGTAGAGGAAGGCAAGCGAAGGTAAGGGTATCTTGTGACTCAAATAATGCAAGTTGGAGATGGGGATCAATAAGACTAGCTTATGCGGGTGATGGGGGAAGATAATGGCAAGATACCCAACCCTTCCACAAAATATGTCTACAGAAGATATAAGAAAAATGTACACTGATATACAAAGATGGGGGTCTATACTAATTAACGAACTTAATAATAGAGACATTGTTGTTGATAGTAAGCCGTCAAGTAATATTTATACTGTTGTTACTATTACAAGTATTGGAAGACCACGTAAAGGTGATATAGCATATTCAGCTAGTACAGGAAAATTTAAAGGATACGTAAGTTTAGGATCGGAGACATCATGGCAAAACCTGAATTAAATAATATTAAAACTTATATTGAAACACTCAATGATCCAAGTATTACTTTTATCAGTGCAATTAATCAAGGACTTGTTGTTCCTCCTAATATGTATACAGCTCAACAAAAATTACAGCCAATGCCAACAACACAACAAACATACGATAGTTATAATAATTTAAATAAAACACCTTCTAATTACATGACACCAAGGAAAAAAACATGATTAGACCACCCGCACCCCCGACTCGTATGGAAAATCTTATGGACTTTCAGGACACAGTTCAGCGAGGCGATACCATAGAAGCAATGGAAATGCAACGTCTTGGAATGCAGCCAATGTCTATGCCCATGAATCAAATGCCTATGGCTGTACCTATGAATCAAATGCCTAGAAAGAATGGAGGGTTAGTTAGTCTTCCTGTAGCTAATCGTTTTCTTGGAGGAATTATTGGATCAGTAGTTGGATCAGTAGCTCCATCATTAGTTGGAAGAGCTTTAATAGGTTCCGGTTCTGGATTAGCTATAGGTGGTGTTGGGGCTGCACTTACAGGTTTTCTTACTGATAAAATTTTAGGTCGTAAAACTGATATTAAACGTAATATTATTCAAGGTATTGCTCCTGTTGCTGGTTCTTATTTACGAGGTGGTCCTACTAATATAATGCCGGGAGATAGTGCTGCGGTACAAAGTTTTGGATTAGCTGATGTTGGGGGAAGCATACCACCTCCTGCAAACTATGGCGCTCAATTTATGACTTCATTAGGTGATCAGTTTACCAAAGATAATATAGAAGAAATATTTACAGAATCTATGGTTGCCGATGCTTTAAGTGCTGAAGAACCAGAATCACTAGATAGTCAAAGTCAAGAAACAGGTAAAAAGAAAAATACTTATAAGGGTCTTGGTTTACAAAAACGAGTTTTAGCAGATAGAAGGCTTGATGATCCCAGAGAGTTTGATCCTAGCGATCCCAGAGTTAATCAAGCAGAAGCATATAAAAGATCTATAGGAGAAGCAATTAGAAAAAGACAACGCCCTCGTTATAAATATATTAAATCAACTAAAGGTGGTGGTTTAACTGGTTTAGATTTTGAAGGTCGTGTCCCCGGTAGAAGTGATGGTATGGAAGATGATCAATACTATGCAATAAGAGAAGCTGGTGGTCCTGTTGAGGGATTGCTTGCTGTAAGTCCAAAAGAATATGTAGTTCCTGCTGACACAATGTCAATACTTGGTAATGGAAATCCTGATGCTGGTGCAGATGCAATGGATCAATTTGTTAAGAATGTTAGAGTTGAGGCTTATGGTACTCCTAATCAGCAAAAAGAACTTAATGGTTTACAAACTATAAATAGAAATTTGAGAGGTTAATATGTCAATTTTTTCATCGTTACTTGGTATAGGAGAAGAGCAGCCCCGTCTAGCTCCTACAGGAACGGTTGTTACTGAACAATCACTTGCTGAAGAAATCTCTCCTTTTTATAAAGACTTACTTGAAAAGAGTCAAGCCTTTTTAACATCTGAACTTGAAAGAGGATATCAGCCATATACGGGGCAGACTATTGCTGATAGAGATCCCAGAGAGTTACAGGCTATACAAGGTATTGAAAGTCTGGTAGGGACACAGGCTCCTTACTTTGATCAAGCTAAAGGTTTGTTAGATACTCAGGCTGATAAGTTTACTGCTGAAGCTGCTAAAGAGTATATGAATCCATATCAACAGGCAGTAACAGACGTTGCTAAAAGAGAAGCCTTAGATGACTTTGATCTTATTCGTCAAAAGTTTGAAAAACAAGCTGTGGGCGCTGGTGGTATGTCCGGTCTTGGAACACGGGCTGCGGTACAGACAGGACTACTTGGAGAAGCTTTAGCTCAGAATTTATCTGATATTCAAACAAAAGGATCAGCGGCTGCATTTGAAGATGCTCGTAGATCTTTCATAGAACAAAAAGGTAGAGAGCGTGGTTTAGCTGCGGCGCTACCACAATTTGGAACAACTAGATTTGGTGCAGAAGCAAGGGAACTTTCAGGACTACAAGCTGTTGGTGAAGATGAAAGAGCAAGACAGCAGTTGTCTTTAGATGAAGCTTATAAAGATTTCTTGGAAGAAGAACGCTTTGAACCAAGGCAGCTTGAAAGATATCAAAGTGTTATTCAGGGTTTTCCTAATATAAGTACACAAGTAAGAAGTACACAAGGTCCGGTTCCAAGTTCAGGTCAACGGTTCCTTAGTTCTGCTGCTGGTTTAGGTTCTTTGTATGGTTCCTTTGGTGGCTTTAGTCCCGGTGGTTTTGGTAGTGCTTATACACCGTTTGGTACTAGCCCACAACGAAGTGCTGCGGGCGGTCAAGTAAGACGGGCTGCTGGTGGTGGTCTTGCAGGACTGCCTGTAACTAGAGCGCAGCAAGGTAGGCAAACAAATATAGAAAGATATGGTCCACAAGTAATAGATTATGTTGGTGATAGGTTAGGTCTTTTAGGAATAGCGCTTAGAACACCACAAGGACTAAGAAAAGGTGGAGAACAAAAGGCACAAAGTTTAGCAGATAAACTTTTAGAACTTCAAATTGGATCTAATCCTGCACAAGCTTCTGTATCTCTTCCTTTAGAGAAACCATTTTCAAATGAAATGGAGCCGGGATCTCCTGATAGTGGTATAAATATTGAAGATCTTCCATTATCAGAAGCAGAAGAAGCAATAAGAACAGCAGAAGTTTTTAATCCCGGTTTTAGGCGTGATCCTGACTCACCCACAGGCTTTAACTTAAAAGATGATAGGATTCAAGCAGGTTCTGCTGGTATGGATGCAGATGATATGTATGAGCTTACTGCACCTGATAGATTAGTTTTAGCTGAAACACAAAAAATAGATAAAGAAGAACAAGCTTTACAAGATCTATTAAAAGCACAAGATGCTGCAACAACAGCTAAACTAACTGCTTTAAAAGGTGCTAAAGAAAGTAAAACTAAACGAGATCAAGCTCGTCGGGAGACAGAAAAGAATAGGGACTTGGTTAATATACTAAGCCGTTTCTCTCAGAATATTCTTAGCACTGATGCTGGGGGTGCTACAATTGGTAGTGCATTTGCCAAGTCAACCCTTGAACAAGATCCTGCACGACAGAAAGAACTTGACAGGGCTGATACAATGGCAGGAAAACTAGAAGAGATAGATGCTGCTATTGCTACAGCACAGGCTGATGGTGATCTACAACGAGCACAAATGTTAATGACTCAAAGAAATAAAATGACTGAACTTAATCTTAAAAGAAGCACATTAGCAGTAAAAAGAAAAGCAGCACAACTAGATACTTTCTTTAAAATGAATAAATTAAAAGTTGACCAAACAAAAGCATTAACAGAGATTGCTGAAAAAATAGCTAAAGCAGGAGTTTCAGGAGATTCTAAAATAATTACAGATCTAATTAATCAAGTATTTGAAAAATATCCAGTTGATCCTGATATTAAAAAATCAATTATTAAAGGTACTATTTCTATAACATCACCTTCTGCTGTAGGTTCTGATGGTAATCCTGTTTCACCACGAAATCGTCCGGTAGATCCTAGTAGGTAAATTAATGCAAAATCCAATTACTTATGAAAGCTTACAACAAGATGATGAGTTTTTAGATAACGCTTATTTCTTTTTAAAAGATATGGGCGAAAGAGTTTCTGAAGATCCTAAAGATATTTTAGATACTTTTATAGAAAAACGTAGAGCTTTCGATACTAATATTTTTTCTACATATAGTCAGGGTACAGATATAGCTGAATCTTCTGACAATATTAAAAGATATTATAGAACAGCCATAGATAAGCTGGATAAAATGCCAGACTTCTATGAAAAAGGCGGTGCGCCTACTGGTAGTGCATTGCTTGATTATGCCTACTATGGTGCAACTGATCCTACAAATCTTTTGTCTATTATTGCTGGTGCTTTTACTTTACCTGCTGGTGGATCAGGTGCTGCTGGTATCTTTGCACTTAAAGAAGCTGCAAAAGCAGGATTTAGAGCTAAACTAAAAGCTTCTGTAAGTAAGCCTGTACTAAAAGCTATGGCTCTGGAAGGTACTATTGCAGGTGCTGGTGGTGCTACTCAGGGTGTCCTTAGTCAAGAAACAGATATGGATATTGGTCGTAGAGAAAAAGGTGACTATGACTATACAAATATTGCCTTACAAGGTTTGCTTGAAGGAACGCTAAGTCCTGTTGCTGGTATTGGTTTAAATTTAGCTGGATCAGGTATAGTAGCAGGTACTAAAGCAATTGTTCCTGAACTTCCCGGTGGTAAAAAAATTAGTGAATCTGCTAAATGGGGTTCTGAGTGGATTAAAAGAAATTTTCTTCCACCATCTTCTCAAGACAAACAAGCGCAAAGATTATTTGAACTTGCAGGTGAAAAATTTAAACCTATTTTAGGAAGAACAGAAAAAAATTCTAAACTTATAGATGGGGCATTCAGAAACTTTGCTCAGTCTGAAAGTGACGTTGTAGCTAGAGATATTACTAATGATATCTTAGAAGGTAATGATGTTAATATTGATCTTAAAATACAACAAAAAGAAGATCAAATTAATGATCTTAATACTAAGCGTCAAGAAGCAGCACCAGAAGATACAAAACTAATTGAAGAACAGATTGCTGATGCTGAAGGAGATTTGCAACAATTAGGTGTTCATAAAAAAAGAAGTGAAGCTGGTTTATATCAAAAGTTTAGAGATATAAATGAAGGTGTTGATGAAACAATAAATGACTTTCGTGCAGATATAAAAGAACTACAACAGATAGGAAGTGAAACTCCTTATATTAGTAATTTTTTAGATGAAACTTATTTTAAAACTGATAACTATCTTCGTGATATTTATGAGAAGTTTCACACTGCCCGTGAAGATTTTGATAAATTTGTTGAAAGACCGGAAAATAAAAGTTTAAAAGAAGATTATAAAAATTTTCTATTAAAAGATGATAGAAAACTTATAGAAATGGGTGTCTTAAAACAAGATGCTTCTCGTCGTGATGATTTTACTGTTGATGGGACAAGGCCACCTTCTAAAAGAGAATACGCAGAAGGTTTTAAAAATAAAGATGGTAGTCTTGATATGGTTGCATTTGAACGTGCAGTTTTAGAAGATAAGACTCATGGTTTAAAAGAACTTTATAAACCTATTTTAAGTAAACAAGCTAAGTATGGTTCTACATATAAAATTAAAGAAGTTCCTGAAGTAATA